AATAGAACGCGCGATCGAAAGAGCGCATGAGGCGCACAGGTTGAACGTCGTCGAGCCACCGCGCGGCCTCTATGTGAACGCGGACGGGGAACTACTTCGCAAAGATCGACGAGGCGAGTTTCACGAAGCGACCGCAGAGCCTAACGGACACACGGGAGCCGAGATCATCCGCTACATACGCGAGGGTCTCGGATGGGTGAAAGATGACCCATACTTGAATTCTTGGAATCTCAAGCTCGGGGGCTTCTCGTGGTGTGGTGCTTTCGCCGCGTGGTGCGATATTGAACTCGACGCGGGGATTCGTAAGCGCGTTCTTCCCTCGACGTATCGACTTTACGAGTTTTGTCGAGGCACGGAGCGCGATATCCCTCTTGATGAGATCCAGCGCGGTGACATCGTGATCGTAGGATCGAAGAGCTCGAAGCGGTGGGGGCAGCACATCACGCGAGCGCTTGAGGTGACAGAGACCCACGTACACACGATCGAAGGAAACGCGCACGGGAGACTCGGAGATTCCTCGTGGGGTGAGGGCGTCGTGACGCGTCGACGCCCTTTCAAGGGACACGAGAAGAAGGGCGAGACGTTCATCATGTTCGCTTACCGCTTCATCGAGGAGGATTACGCATGAGAGCGATGAATCCGCGCCCTTCGTTTCTGGAGCAGATGCGCGAGATCTCCGAGATCTCCGAGGCTCTGATCACGAAAGCTCTGAACTCGGATAACGTCGGCGCTTCGGAGCCGATCGCGCACGACGTGAACCCGTGGGACAGCACGGCGGCTTATGGTGACTCTTATCGATCCACAGAGCATGAGGGGACCGTAGGTCTTGATTATGAGATTCTCCGCCAGATGAGCCGCGTCCCCGTGGTCTCCGCGATCATTCAGACGCGCGTTAACCAAGTCGCGGAGTTCTGCACTCCTCAGAAAGACAAGTATTCTGCGGGGTTCGTAATCGGCGCGCGCGACAACGATGCGGAGATGACCGACGAGCTCCGCGAAAAGATCAACGAGCTCACGAGGTGGCTCGAGACGTGCGGTGAGGGGTACAAGTTCGGAGGCGCTGATTCCTTCGAGTCCTTCATACGAATGATCCTTAGAGACTCCCTCACTTTCGATCAATGCGCCTTTGAGATCATCAAGAACCGAGGGGGAGAGGTTTCGGGATTCATCCCCGTCGATGCTTCGACGATCCGCCGCTCTGCGGTGAGCGATGAAGAGCGAAAAGAGGGCCGCAGAGACTGGGCAGATGCGGCTTTTGTGCAAGTGATCAACGGGAAGAAGGTCGCGGAGTGGGACGCGGATTCGCTCGCCTTCGGGATTCGCCGGCCTCGAACGTGGGTCTATTCCCGAGGGTACGGTCACCCCGAACTCGAGGAGCTCGTGCGCGTGGTCACTTACTTAGTAAACGCCGAAACTTACAACGCGGCGAACTTCACAAACGGAATCCACGTTAACTCAATCCTAAGCATCAAGAGCAAGATGAGCCCTCAAGTGTTCCGAGCGTTTCGTCGGGACTTCTATGCGATGCTCTCGGGCGCGCATCAGGCGAAGCGTACTCCGATTCTTCAGCTCGATCCCGAAGCTAACGAGGAAGTGAGCTCGGTGAACTTGGGTCAAAGCGCGGAAGAGATGGGATATTCAACGTGGATGGGGTACTTAACGAAAGTCGCGTGCGCGATCTATCAGATTGATCCCGCTGAGCTCGGGTTTGTGTTCGGCGCGGAGGGTGTCTCGTCGGCGTTGAGTCAAGGAGGCCCAGAGCAACGCATCCTCGCCTCAAAGGATCGGGGGTTGCGTCCGCTTCTGCGACAGGTTCAGGGGTGGATTAATCGCTGGATCATTCACCCCATCGACCCCGAGCTCTCTTTCCGCTTTGTGGGTCTCGACGTGACCTCGGCGGAAGCAGAGCAGAAGCGCCGAATCGATGAGGTGAGTCACTACTTAACGATCAACGAAGTGCGCGCAGACGCGGGACTTGAGCCCCTTGAAAAAGGCGGCGACATCATCCTCAATCAAACCTACGTTACAGGGTTGAGCATGGAGGGGGGAGAGGGTGAGGAAGTGGGAGGCGTAGAGGGTATGAGCGCAGAGGGGGAGGACGTTCAGGGTATCGGTGAGCCTGATACTCCCCTCGAAGGTGAGGACGAGGAAGAGGGCGCGGGGATCGATGAGACGGAGATCGAGGAAGAGGGCGCGGGGATCGATGAGACGGAGATTGAGGAAGAGGGAGCGGGGATCGAGGAGGCCCTCGACAAGAGCTTGAGTAACTCCGTGAAAGTGAGCGTAGAGATATGAGCCTCCGTGATATTCTGAAGGCGTACCCCGCCAAATATGCGCACATTGACTTCAAGCCCCCGAAGGGCGCGCAAGAGGCAGCGCGGCGCGGTCTCGAGCTTCGCGAGGAACATGATCGCGGGGGAATCGGGACCCAAGAAGCGGGGGAGCTCGGGATCGGTTCGGGGATTCAGCGCGCGAACGATCTGAAGAGCGGCGACCGTATGTCTCCGCGCTCGGTGCGCCGTATGCGTAACTTCTTCAACCGTCACCGACAATACAAGACGCGAGGCCATCACAAGGACAAGACGAGCGCGTCTTATATCTCTTGGCAGCTCTGGGGCGGAGACGCGGGGGATCGATGGGCTCAAAAGGTCGTCGAGCAGATGGAACGCGCCGACGAGAAAGCGAAAAAGAAATGAAGATCACACTTGAAGCGACGCCCGACGAACTCGAAGGCGTGGCCCCTGAAGAGCTCCTCGAGCGCATCACTCAAGCGCTCCCGCGAGTCGTAGACTCTGCGCTCTCGGAGGTGATGAGTAAGGGGGAGAGCGCGTCGACTCCCGCAGAACCTCACGAGCGGGTCAAGGGCTCCAAGAAAAACCCGAAAGGATCGGCGCGGAGTGCATCGAGCGCGGAATCGATCAAGCTCAGTAAACAGGTGATCGATTCACTCAAGACGAAGGTCGAAGAGCACAACGAGAAGGTCGATGAACCGTGGCAACGTGTCACACTAGCTAAGCTGAAAGCGGTTTATCGACGCGGCTCGGGAGCGTTCTCGGTGAGTCATCGACCCTCTCAAAATCGCGCTTCTTGGTCACATGCTCGCGTTAACGCATTCCTCAAGATCGCCCGAGGTGGAGGCAACAAGAAATACACGCAAGACGACGACCTCTTGCACGAAGATCACCCTCGGCGGGGGGCGAAGAAGTCCGTCGATTCCATGATCAAAGCGCGAGGCGGCGAAGTCGACCTCGTCACCGAGATCGCGGCGCGGATGCGTGACCTCTATGACTCGCGGCTCTCTCTGTTGCGCGATGATCTCGAGAGGCTCGTTGAAGATGACTCGTGAAGAACTCGCAGAGGAGACGGCGCGGCTCGTCGCGCTGCATCATGACGCTTTTCTCGTTGAGCTCTTCGGGGAAGAGGGCTCGGGACTGTCTGAGGATCGCTTAGCAGAACTCCGAGACGCTGAGCTTGTCGGGGACCTCTTACAAGTGGGCGACGTTCCCCCGTTCGAGTTCATGCTCGCGGCGGGGCACGTCTTCGGAAATAACCCCGAACGACTCGCAGAGCTCCGCGAGTTGGGGATCGAGGAGTTTGAGCCTCTGGTTTCGGTGCAGCTCCGCGACCTACGAAACACGCCACGCGCAGAGATCGAGGTTGAGGCCGCTGATACCCCCGACCCTCCCGAGCCTCCCGAGGATCTTGAACCGCGAACACCTCCCCCCGCGCCTGATTGGATGAGCACCGCAGAGCGGGGAGCTTATGAGCGCTTGGCGCTTCGAGCGGGTGAATTCATCCGAGGACTCGGAAACGCGCTCAGCGAAGAGCTTGAGCTCGTCGCGGCGGAGGGTTGGAGGGGTCAAGAGATCATCGATGAGGTTAACCCCGCTCAGCGTCAAGAGATGCTCGAGATCCTCAGAGAAGAAGCCGCCAACGAGAGCGCGACGGGGCGCGACGCGCGTCGACTCGCGGGAACGCTCGCGGATCGCACAAAGTATTATTCTCATAACTGGCAACGCATCGCACAAACCGAGCTCCAAGGCGCACACAACGAAGGACGCGTGATCGCGGCGGTCGAAGGTTACGGAGACGCGGCGCGGGTCGCTCGCGTGCCCGAGTCCAACGCGTGCGAGTACTGTCTTGAACTGCTCACTGAGAACGGCGCGCCGCGCGTGTTCACAGTTGAGGAGCTCACCGCGAACGGGGTGAACGTGGGACGCGCTCGCGCCGAGTGGAAGGCGACGACCTTCCCGATTCATCCGAATTGTCGGTGTGATACAATCACAGTTCCCGAGGGTTTCATCGTAACAGAAGACGGGCGGCTTCGTCGTCCAGAAGAGGCTTGACACATGCCGTTTAAGTTAGGTCGTTTCGTGCGTGCGCTGTTCAAAGGCGTAGGTCATCGATATATCAAGAGAATCCCGTACATGACCCCGAAGGGGCAGCGCTATCGTTACATTTACAAAGTTGAACATACGCATCAAGGACGACATGCGTTTGATGAAGCGCACCTCGTAGAAGGGACAAAGTTCGCGTTGAGCACGGAGAGCGGCGCGGAGTTTCATGGTCACATCACGGCGGTCGATGGCGACAAGGTGACCTATACGATTGACGACGGGCCGCAAAAAGGGGAGGTAGTCGAGACGACGAAAGCAGAGCTCGCGGCGAAGCTGAACGAGGTTCACGGATACAAGGACAAGCTGAGCGCAGAACGTGCGAAGGTGTCCGCGTTACTCGAGGAGATGAAAGCGGGGAGCGCGACCGAGAAACAGATTGCTCGGGTACGTCGACGACTGCTCGCTCTGGGTGGCGTGGAAAAAGAAGCGGTGACTCCTGAGCCTGAACCCGTCGCGGAGAGTCAACTCGCGCGGGACCTCATCGAGAAGCACAGCGTTACTCCCGAGTTCTTAGAGCGCAAGGCGAAAGAGTTCCGCTTTTCGGGCGCGGCGTTAGACCGTTTCATGAACGAGAGACTCTCGAACCTGAGACACGAGGGATTCGAGCAAGCGAGCGCGATGTATAATCAGGCGCTGAGTCGCTCAGCGGAGGAGAATCGAGCGGTGCTTGCGCTGATCGAGGAGATGCGAGGAGACACGCACATCGATCGCAACGTACAAGCGAAGCAGAAACTAAGGAAACTCGAGGCGCTTAAGGAACAAAAGGAAGCGTATAAGCAAGCGCTCAGCGACTACGCCAAAGAGAACGGGGTGCAGGAGGTCTATTTGCCGCGTATGTCGGAGACCTTGAACGAGTATAAAGAGCGACTTCGCCTCGCGTTTCGTCGAGATCCCGACTTTGTCTCGGAGTTCTATGAGGGCATCGAGTCGATTGTTCAGGAGTTCTCTGTTATACGGGGGCATAGATTCTCCGCGTTTGAGCTATGGCAGCACTTTGAAAAATTGAATCCTCAATATCAAGGTTTACTCGATCACCGAAACATCCTCGATCAACAGAAGCTCGAGAGCGAAGAGCGAGAGCTCGCACGTCGCGCGGCGGCGATGAAGCCTCGACTCGTGGAGGCACTTCGCGCAAGTTGTGCAGGTATCCTCGCTACGGAGAAGTTTCAGCCGAGGCCGCACAAGT